ACATTACTTGAATACACTAAGGAAGTAAATAAAATAATAAACAAATTAAGTCAAAGAATAGAAAATTTAAATAAAAAATTAGAATCAAAAGACAATGTAATTCAAGATTTAGTAGATGAAAAGATAAGATTAGTAGATGAAAAGATAAGAGCAAATTCTCTAGCGAGTGAAGATATTTTTAGCAAATTAGAAGAAACAATTATCAATTATCCAAAAGAGGAAAAAGAATATATGATGGAAATGGATAAACATACTAAGGTAGATTTGTTATTACAACTCAATCATTTTAATAATCTACATAAAATGGAAATGGAAAAATTAAATAAATAATACAAATTATGAGCCAAGACTTTAGATTTTGCATGAGATGTCAAAGGGAATCTCTGATACAAAATAATAAATGTTTTTTCTGCAAAGGAACTTTTATTACAGCACAAACAAAAAAACATAATCATAATGAGTATGTGAAACAATGGTACAGAAAACAAAAACAAAAATTAAAAGATAAAAAGATATGAAAATATATATAGTACATTCAGAGAGCTTTCAAGAGGGATATGAAATTGAGGGATTTGCAAATAGAAAAAAAGCTGTCAGCAAAGTAAGTAAATTAAAAAGAGAACACAGGAGAGATATTATAGCTCTAAAAAAAGAGCCTAAAATTATTATCAAAGATATACCTATCTCCAAAAAAGGAATATTAACTGCAATTAATTATATATGAAACATTACACTATCAGAAAACTCATCAAAGGATATAAACTAAAAACTACACTAAGAGGATTAACACTAATAGGGATTCCGTATCATTCTAGGCATTATGATATAATGGTAAATCACAAAGGGATTAAAATGCTGATTACTAAAAATTCTCCAATGTTACATAAAGAGATATTTAAGGATAAATTTAGACCTAGTAGAATGTATGTATTATACTACTATGAGTGGCAACCTAATGCTCTACAAAAAACATTATTTTAGCATAGTAATATCTTTTTTTAATTTAGTATATTTGTATGTTATATTGCGTATAAATGGGATTACTAGATTTTTTTAAAAAAGAAAAAAGAAGCTCAAACTTTTTAACATCTGCTACATTATTTGGGAGCAGAAGTGGTGTTAGGGTGTCGGAGAAATCATCTTTAGGACTTACTGCTGTTTGGTCAGCTGTTAGGTTATTAAGTGAAACTATAGCATCCCTACCTATCAATATATACAAAATGGATAAGGATGGCTCTAAATTTATTGACTATCCTAATCCTCTTAATAAGCTAATATCTATTTCTCCCTCCCCTAACTATACTAAATACAATTTCATAGAAACAATGATGAGCCATTTGCTCCTTTGGGGAAATGCCTATGCCTTTATCAGAAGAAATGGAGGAGCTAGAGCCTATGAGCTGGAGATTTTAACTCCAGAAAATGTGAAGCCTTTTAAATCAGATGAAGATGGATTAATATATTATGATGTAAAAGATGTAGGAATTTTAGCTGATAGAGAAGTAATACATATAGTAGGATTTAGTTATGATGGTATTATAGGTAAATCTCCTATTAGAGTTGCATCAGAGGCTCTAGGAATAGCACAAGCATCTCAAGAATTTGGAGCTAATTTTTTTGGGAGGGGAGCTAATTTATCTGGCATCTTAGAGCATCCATCCAGATTATCTGATGATGCTGCAAATAGATTAAGAGATAGCTGGAACAATCGTTTTGCTGGAATCAAGAACAGTCATCAAACTGCAATCTTAGAGGAGGGTGTTAAATTCAAACCTATAGGAATGCCACTTGCAGATGCACAGTTTATAGAAACCAGAAGATTCTCAGTAGAAGAAATTGCACGTTTGTTTAGAGTACCAAATCACTTAATAAACGATTTAACAAAAGCTACTTATTCCAATATTGAACAGCAATCATTAGAATTTACAAAATATAGTTTAACTCCATACTTAGTAAACTGGGAGCAAGAATTAAACAGAAAATTATTATCAGATAGAGAATTATCAACTCATTTTTTTAAATTCCAAACAACAGAATTATTAAGAGGAGATGCTGATTCCAGAGCTGATTACTACAGAAAATTATTTGAGATAGGAGCATTATCTCCTAATGAAATAAGAACAATGGAAAATTTAAATAAAATAGATACAGGGGATGAATACTTTGTACCTCTAAACTTAGGGCAATTAGGCTCTGTAAATAATCAAGAAAATGAATCAGAATAAAAACAACCCAGAGGGGATAGAGATACGAAGTTTCAAAGCCTCTGAATTAAGAATAGAAAATAAAGAATCAAGAGAGGTAGTGGGATATGGTAGTGTATTTAATTCACTATCAGAGAATCTCGGAGGATTCAGAGAACTCATATCTGAAAATGCCTTTGATAGTGTTTTAGAAAATGATGTAAGAGCATTATTTAATCATAATCCAGATTATATTTTGGGGAGAAGCACAGCTGGAACTCTATCTCTCTCAGTAGATGAGAAGGGTTTACGTTATTCAGTAAATATCCCAGAAACATCTTATGGTAATGATTTAATGGTATCACTAGATAGAGGAGATATAACCCAGAATAGTTTTGGTTTTATAGTAGAGGAGGATGACTGGACACAGGATGAAGAAGGTAATACTATTAGAACTATTAAAAAAGTATCTAGGCTGCTAGATGTTTCGTTAGTAACCTACCCAGCCTACCCATCTGCAAAAATTGAGAAAAATTTTGAGGTGGCACATAGAGGGTTTTTAAACTATAGAACAGAATTAGAAAAAAAAGAAAACAAAAAACAAGAGAATGACCTAATACAAAGGAATTTATTAGAACATAAACTAGAATTATTAAAATTAAAAAACTAAGATTAAAATGAACTCATTTAAATTAAAAGAAGAAAGAGCTACCATAGTTGAAAACATGGAAGCTATTTTAGATTTTGCTAAATCTGAGGATAGAGATATTACAGAAGATGAGCAAAATTCATGGGATGGTTTTAATACTGAAATTGAAAATATAGATAAAAAAATTACTATTGCTGAAAGACAAGAGGAGTTGAATAAGTCTATTGCTGCAAATATTTCAGCTACTAAGCCAACCAAAGAAGTAAAAGAATTAAGAGATTATTCATTCCAAGATGCTATGCGACAATCTGTTTCTGGCAACTTAAGTGGACTGGTAAAAGAAATGGATGCAGAAGCTAGAATAGCACATCCTAATCAAATGTTTAGAGGGATTGCTATACCATCATCTGTACTAGAGCATAGAGCTGCTGTTACTACAGCTGCATCTGCTGGTACTGATGTGCAGAGCTTTACAGACCAACTACAAGCTAATTTAGTTTTGGTATCTGCTGGAGCTAATTTTTACTCTGGTATTAATGACCAAAAATTTCCAATAGTAAGTGGCATCACATCTAGCTGGACTACTGAGGATTCTGGCTCTGATGTTGCTGCATCTGGTAGCACATCATCACTAACATTAACTCCAAAGAAATTGATTTCTGTTGTAGATATGAGTGCTGAAGCTATGACACAAAATGCTGGACTGGAAGCTGCTATTCGTAGAAATATGGCTGCTAGTATAGCATCTACATTAGAGGGAGCATTACTAGCTCGTTCTGATGTTTCTAATGCTCCAGCTTCTATATTTTCAGATGCTGCTGGAGGAGCAAACCCAGCTGCTGGAGCTGTTGCTGCTGCTGATTTTGTTGCTATGGAAACAACTGTACTAGGAAATAATGTACCTTTAGAGGGTGGAAGATTTGCTTATTTGCTAGATGCTACTTGTTATGGAGATGTAAAAGCATTAGCTCAGATTGCTAATGTTTCAGCATTATGGGATAATGCAGATAAAATGTTAAATAGTTATTTCGGTCTTTTATCTACTAATGTAGGTACTGGAGGAACTGCTAGTAGAGCTCATGCTCTATTCGGAGATTTTTCAAGAGTACACGTATGTCAATTTGGAGGATTAGATGTATTATTTGACCCTTACACTAAGTCAAGACAGGGTGTAGGCTCATTAGTTTGCACATCTCTAGTTGATGGAGATGCTACAGATAATGGCACAGCATTTGCATCATTAATTGAACAGGATTAATTATTAATTTAATTAGTTAACAAAAGGGGAGGGATAATTCCCTCCCTTTTTTTTATATATAAAAAACAATGGTAAAATTAAATTTAATATCAGCTCCTACAGCTACTACTTTGATACCAGTATCAACAGCTAAGGGATTTTTAAGAGTAACATTTTCAAATGATGATACGTTAATAGGTACGTTAATTACAGCTGGAGTAGAAGTGGCTCAAAACTATACAAACACAAAATTTTTAGAGCATGAATATAAATTGACTATGGAATCATGGGATGATGTTTATGTATCTAATTCTTTTGATGGATATTTATACAGGGATGTCATGACTAACCTAAGTACCTATGGAGGTTATTATTCTAAATATACTGGACTATCTCAAATAGTATTACCATATCCTCCACTTATTTCAATAACTCATTTAAAATATTATGATAGTGATAACGTACAACAAACGTGGAGTAGCTC